AATGAGAGGAGACTTACCGCGATGAGTGGATGTATATGATGAATATGCGCGGAGATATATTTATAGAATATGTCTATTTGTTCAAAGATAATAGATGGCATGTATCGACTGGTAAATCAATTAAAGTAAAAGATGGCTACGATACTCGTATAAGTTATTTTACGAAGTTTGAGCCAGTGATCATGAACAAGGAATATATCAAATACAAAGACAAACACGAAAAGCACGCTGAAGTTAAGATGATCTCTCAAATTGGAGAACTTTTAAAGAGTAAAGGGTTCGGAGATGACAACGTAGTGATACAAGGTGGAAATGCAAAGAAAGCAAACTAATGGAAATAAACGACAAAGAAATAGCCGACTGGGTAAATGATTGTCCGACTCATAAAATAGAAGTTTTATATTCGGATGAAAATGGAATTCAGCTATTAGTTAATTTTAATAATGAGAAAGAATAAAAACCAGGATCTGGCGCCAGCAATGGCGCCGGGCCAATACGTTTACCATCCGGCCTGCCATTGCAGCCGGTGCCTGGATAAGCGGCAAGCTACAAGCATGTGGGGCCAGTTTAGAATGATTCTAAAAAGCATTCTAAATTATAAAGCTGCAAGCCACAAGCGTCAAGCGGCAAGCAACAAGCGCTTGACAAAATAGAATTATAAGATTATATAAGAGAAGATGCCTGGATACGCCTACAACCTGCCTGCATGGAAGTGTATCACAGGTGTGAAGCTGCAAGCCGTAGCCGGATCTGTCTGCGCAGGCTGTTACGCCATGAAGGGGAGATATAGATTCAGGAACGTTAAAGAAGCGCTCAACCGTAGGTTGAATTCTTTAACTCATCCACAATGGGTGGAAGCAATGACCACGCTGGTCACCTGGTACAGCAGGAAGGTTCCATTCTTTAGATGGCACGACTCAGGCGACCTGCAGGGGGCTTATCATCTCAAGAACATATTCGAAGTATGTATACGTACACCACAGGTTCAGCACTGGATGCCAACGCGAGAAGTGAAGCTGTTGACGCTGATGGATCCGGCTGTGGTACCAAAAAATTTAATCATTCGTGTGTCCTCGCATATGATAGACCAGGGGCCAGTTAATTTCTGGCCTCATACGTCGACGGTTGTCCAGGCAGGCAAGACCTGCCCGGCAGCTGAACAGGGGAATGCATGCGGCGACTGTAGACAATGCTGGGATAAGACTGTAAGTAATGTTGCATATCCTAAACACTAGTTATGGTCTGGTATCATCCGAAATATTACGCAGAGCTCCGGAGGTTACGGAAGCTACAAGCAGCAAGCGACAAGCGGCTACAACCTGAAGTTGCAAGCACCAAGCTACAAGCGACAAGCCACAAGCATCAAGCAACAAGCGATTCGAAGAAAGATTCTAAATCTACAAGGGACAAGCAACAAGCATCTTGATTCTTGTATCCTTCTTTAACAAGTGCCAAGATACTGGTACCTGGAAACAATTTGCAGGAGCCCTGACTGGGCTTCTTGGCAAGTATAAATGTGTTCTTTGGATGTTGTAAATGGAATGAAATTTGGTGTGGAGAAAATCGAATTTTATTATTAGAAGTTATTTTTAACTCTACTGTAAAAAAGTGGCCAGAAGTATTATACCCCAATAGATCAGGAGTACCAAGAAGGCTAGTATTTTCAACTCTTGTCCATGTAATTTTTGTTGTAACTCTCTTAAGCTCATGCCATAATTTTGTTTCGGGTTTCATCAAAATAATGACGATAACAGACGCTTACACAATTAGTTTAGGAGGAGCCATTGGAGCCACTTCTTCGTGAGTTGTAATCACTATTCTATGAGTCTCTCTAACACCGATAAGTTTATTTTCAACTAAATTCACACTCATAACATCATAATGTCTACCATCAGGAGTCCTGACTTGAACACGTGCATCTTGGGCTACACTACTACCCTTCTTTGGACCTACGAATCTATCGAAGATCATAATTAAATCTCTACCTTTAAGCATTACATTAATCCTTTATCTCTTAAATTTTTAACTGGATCCTTTAAAGACTCCAATTCTTTCTGATGAACTAAGTTATCGTATTGATGATCCTCTTGAGCCCTAGCTAATTGTGCTTTTAATTTCTCCACTTCAGCTTTTAAATCATCAATTTGCTTAGTTAAATCTAGATTTCCCCTGTCATCTTTCATATTTACAATATAAGATATTATAGGTATACTGTCAATGGTGTATGGGATATAAATTAGGTGTTAACTGGTACGCAAGGTTGATAAAACAAAAAGCGGAATTAGAACATAAATTAGAGGACATACGAGCCCATAATAAAATATTAATTAAAAAACTAAAAAAATATGAAAATAATACCACAAAAGAAACCAGGACTACCAGCTAGACTCACGCCGATGCAACGTAGATTTGCTGAAATATTAGTATTCAGTGAAGGACATAAGTTTGCCTACGAATGTGCTAAGGAAGCAGGATACGAAGGGGACAACGCCACGCTAAGAGTTAAAGCTAGTCAACTTCAGGATCCAAAGCTTTATCCTATAGTAGTTAAACATATAGGAGAACTACGAGAAGAGAACTACAAGAAGCACAACATATCTTTCGGTGGTCACTTAACAGAACTAGCTAAAATTAGAGATGAAGCCATTAAAGCTAAATCTTTTTCGGCAGCAACCAACGCAGAGAAAGCAAGAGGGACCGTGGGTGGATTATATATTGAACAAAAAATTATCAGAACTGGTAAAATAGAAGACTTATCTGAAGAAGAATTAAATAAACGAATAGCCACAATCAGGGAAGACCACGCACTATTAATGGAAAAGACTGAGGCTAAAAAAGAACCTAAAGATAAAAAACCAAAACCTATACTATCTTAGTCATCTTAATAACCCACGACGTAGGTATCATTGTTCTATCCCCAAAAGTTATCTCTTTCGTAACAGGATCTAAATCATAAGACGCAAAGATTTTTACGGAATCTTTATCTTTAGAAAATACCCAACCTTCATTAATTGGTTTAGCTAATTTCATTTTAGTAAACTCTCTGTCGTCAGCCCAACCGGAATCACTCAACGCATCCGTCCACTCAATCCTGTACTTTGAATATGGGATATCGTTCGGTTGACTTGGAACGACTTGTTTTCTTCTTCTCGGTTTTCTTCTTTTTGGTTTTCTCTTGTTTGCCATAATAATAATCTGGGTTGTGTACCTTATTAAACTCATTGATCCAGTCGGAAGGACCCGTCCAGTTCTTGTTTCTTCCTATCATATTTTTACCCCTATAGCATTTCAAAAATATTTTTTCTACTTTTGCCAATCCAAAAGTTCCGCGCGGCCCCTATTAAAAAATAAGTGGCTTATACCAATGCTTATTTAAGCACAAATTGTCACACCTTCTAGAACCATTGGTATTCCTTGCTGATCACGAAATCACGAGATCACGTGTAAACTCAAAGTGCTGTTTTAGCAATTTCATACTTTTTAAAAACCTATAGATTCGTGATCAACCGCATAAAACCTCACTTCTTATAAAATCCCAGTCGCTTGTCGCCTGCTACTTGTGGCAAGAATAAGGCACCTTGACTGTGACATATATGTCACACTTACTCTTCTGTAATATCTTGTAACAACATGAGCTTATTCTGACCGATCACAATTCTGCCTAATTGCTGCTCAACCTTAATCAATAGACCATCCAATTGTCGCTCTGGCACACCATCCGTCTCAGTCTCCAGGAGCAATTTCAATTGCTTCTCATCAGCCATCATAGTTTTCAGAATCCTTCTACTAACTGCTTTGATTGTTTTTTTGTTCATAATATTTATTAACCCTTTCTAGGAATTGATGTTGATATCTGATAAACTCCTTGCCCTTTATCTGAAACTTTTGGAAATAATTATCCGGAGTACACATCAGTATAACTCCTTGAGTAATCTCGGTTCGATGAACATAGTTATGAGCCATCGCATATGCGCCTAGCTGCAGGAAATAATCATCAATCCACTCTCTACGTTTTGGTTTATTACTTTGTTTAAAATCTATTATACTATCCTCGTAATCATAGATCCCAACAAGGTCTGTCGCTCCGGCGTACAAACCAGGGTAGTAAACAACCACTTCACTTCCCCAAATTTCTTGTAAATCATTGAATCCTTTAGCAATTATCGTCTCCGACATGTCCTTTGCAATTCGTCCTTCCGGCCGTAAATCTAAATAGCCTTGTCCCAAGATATGATGTTCTAAGTGCGTATGCATGTCAGTTCCGCGCGCGGCCGCTTGTTCCTTGATTCTTGTCGCTTGTTCCTCGCCCACAGACGCCTTCCACCTGGCTAAAGATTCCTGCTTCTCGGTACTCTGAGTCGCAGACAGTATCGTTGTAACACTTGGTAACTTTTCATTACCAACATCATAAGTTCTTAAGCCATCAGTCGTCGACCGGGTACTCGGTGGGTAATGATAGAGTTTATTCCATTTTAAAGACATATAGCCCCCAGTATAAATCCAATTGTAAACCAGATAATCTCTTGTCTATAATACAAAGACCATACTTTAAATTTTTCTTTTAATTTATTCATAGAACCACCACTAACATATATAAACTTAACAAAGTCATCAAACCTAGAAAGGTAAAAATCATTATAAATACTTTATTCATTTAACACTCTTCTTGTTCTGCCAGATATTATTATTAAATACTCGAATCAATCGGCTTAGTTCAACATTAAATTCTTTTCCAAATTTATTCTTAAAAACAACTTTACAGTCGTCACAGGGGAGTTTGTTTCCCTTCCAAATTAAAGTTACTTTATCTTTATCGTTCATTTTTATACGCCTCCAGGCTGACTACATTGTCATCTTTAAATTCCGGTTCATAATGATCTATAATCTGTTCTATCTTATGTTGTTTCACTTGAGTAAAAGGCCATAAAATTTTAGCAACCTTATAAGCATCTCGGTGACTACACCTCCAGCGCCATTGTTTTTTCCAATGCGGTTTAGAACTCGGGGATTTATTTTTAATATTTACTTTAACTGTTCCTACTTTTAAAATGTCATGCACCCAGCGGATAACCATTTCATCAGTCATAGACATCTCCATAGAGATTCGCCAAACTTTATATCTTCTGGGTCTATCCTTACGTTTTGTATCTAAATATTGTTTATACTGAACACATCCCTCACCATCAAAAAGGCCAGCAATATAGGCATAATTAGCCAAGTTATGATATATATCTTGATTATTTGTCATTGGTCTCCTTAAATATATCTTTGTATTTTCCTTTATAACCATAGCTCCCGTGATGGACTAAAGTTGAATCTATATGAGCATACACTTTAAAACCAACCGATCTTGCTAGATCACAGAAAGACATGTCTTCTCCGGTCCATTGATTATCTTTAAAATTACAATGAAAAAAATTATAGACCTTAATATCCTCAGGAAAAGTTTGCACTCCTGGATCTTGTTTAATTAATAACTCAGGATGTTTTTCTATAATCTTATCAAAAACATTTCTTTTAATTAACATCATCCCTGCAGGACCATTTAAAATTTCAACAACACCATTGACTACATTTACATTCTTTGGGTCAGGAAGATTAACAGTATATCTTATATAATCGGGGTCATTAGTCTTCGCTCTATAAGGTGTACAGATAATATCTTTCTGGGCGAGTAACATTTTAATAACGCACTCGGGTTCAAATTCTAAATCTGCATCAACAAATAATAAATAATCTTCTTTACGTATTAAGAATCTAGAAGATAAAACATTTCTAGCATAAGCCACATAAGGTGACTTCATAGTATTCAGTTCAAAACTAATTCCTGCTTTCGTAATTTCTTTAACTAATTTTAACATGGAGATCATGGTGTTTATTTTAACCATGTCATAGCAAGGCATTGCTATATGTATTGAAGGTTTATTCATACAACCCCCACAGTTTCCGTGCACGTACTCCTGCAGGAGCAAAGGCTCCGAGGCTACCCCGGTAAGTGCCGAGGTCATCGCTTGACGTACAGGGAATAGCGCGAGGCATTATATGGACGCCGGTCCTTTTCAATTCTTTGACACCCTTGGGGCTTGTCAATACCCCAAGGTAGTTTTTACACTTTTCAGTGTGCGTTAATTCTATCTGCATATACATCCGTAAAAATATCCACTACCATCATTCATTATATGTTGGTTAAATGGATAGTCATGATATGTTGTTAACTTTAATCTAACTATATCGCACATATCATAACAAGTTATACCAACTTCTTTTATCAAACTTAATCCCTTTAACATGTCTTTGGTTACGGGGACTAAATGGTACAATCCGTCTGTCAGAATTATTATTTCCATCACACCATTCCTTTATATATTTATACCAAAGGTCTCTATATTTTGGATCTTTAGTTTTATTCCAAAGATCAGCAACATCATCAATCTTCTTTAGGGTCATCATGTCTTTTCTTTCCCCACTTAATAATTTTATCAAAGCCTGGAGTTTTAATCTCAAACTTTGCAAAAGGTCTCCACGATTCTTTAATCATGTTTAGCTCTATTAATAATAATGACCACTGTTTTGGTGTAATACTATTAGAAGTTATCGTTAACTTTTTTGTCATTTTATTTTATTTTTTTAAGTAATTTTACCCATTCCTTCAACATTTTTTGATCTTCCTTGTTTTCAGGTTTAATAAAAACTTTTTTAATATTTTTATCTTCTTTTTGTACATTTACTTTCATATATTTTCCTTTTTTATTATATACTTTCCTACTGTTACGAAGGGATCAACTCCTTCAGTTATTTTAGTGCACCCGATGAAGACCATCAGCATCAACAATAATAGTATCATCTTTAGTTTCATCTACTTCTCCCTGAGAGTTACACATTGGACATTGCACAATTTTGTCCTTTGGGTTTTCTACACTCTCTTTAACTTTAAAAAATCCATTGCCACGACATCGTGGACATATAATTTTTTTAGTCTTTGTTTCCTTTACCATTGGGTTTACCTTTATTTACTTTCTTCATTTCTTTTTCGACTAGGTATTCAATGGTCTTTGATAGTGACAAAGGCACATCAAATATTTCTTTACTTAAAACTCCGACATCACTATAAGTTTTTTTTGATAGTGAAACGTTTTTAAATTTAGTTATGTCTGTCATATTATATTCTCCTTATAATTGGTTCTAATATAATATGGGATAATATAGAAGTCAAGGGTAAAATGAAATTTATTTTAAGTATGTTAATTTGTTCTCAGGTTGCTGGTACCTGTCTCCCCCCTTATCCAATGCCTGAAGTATATACCAATGGATATGACTGTATGATGGCTGGTTATAATGAAGCTATAAAAAAAATGAAAGAAATGGGTCCTGAAGATATTAATAAACACCATATATTTATTAAATTTGGATGTCAGCCTTATGTACTTTTACCTGAAGGGGAACCTACGTAGAGTATTGACTTTACTAATACTGTGGTATAAATGTCACAGTATATTCACACCTTCTTCTTTCTGCCTCTTTATTCTTAAGAGGCAGGAAGTCTTTATCTTCCTTGACCATTATAGAGTTTAAAACTACGTTTCTCGTGTTTATTTAATTTTTTCTTATGGCGTCCGGGCCTTTTTCTAGGAGTCGTACCTTTATAATAACTGACTCCAAACTTCGGAGCTTTAGCCATTAGTGTCTATTTTCATTTTATACTCAAATTTATCGGGATCTTCTATATGTGGAATATAGCTAATTTTTCCATTAACTTTTTGTTCAATATCGTTCCCACATGTCATGCATCTATAGATAGAATTAGTCCATAAAGATACCAAGACTGTTCTATAACTACAGTAGGGACAGGTACCATTTACTACTTCCGCGTTAACTTGAAGATTCGCGCTGACATTAGGTTTCTCATGTGTGTTACTGGACTTCTTATTGTCTTTAGAAATTGTTTTATTTTTTTTAAATATTTCATTATAGTTATCCTTGTATTGTTGTGTTGGTATTCTCGATCTTCCATCCCAACGTCTACCTTTTTTATCTTTAGACATTAGTAAAGATCCTTCCATTCTGTGTCTTGAACTTGTGAATTATCTAAATGAGGTTGTTTAATTTTGTCTTTAGGTTCAGCCGCTACTTCAATAGTATCCTCATCTTCGTCGTCGATAGGTGCTCTTCCAATAAAAAAAGAATTTAATTTAGTTTGATATTGTTGAGGTTTAGGAACTATTACTGTCCCAGTTATATCTATCGGTTTTACCATGTTTATCCTTCCTTGAGTATTTCGTTTTATCTTTTACCACACGTGGTTGATAACGTCCATCACTTAATTCTTGAGCTATTCTGTTTCTAGGTCTATTTTTCTTAAGAAAAAAAGCGTATGCTTTTTTGTTCATTATTTAGTTACTAAAGTAAATATAACATATGACATACCTGTAATCAATGCTCCTACAGATACTAATAAAATACTTTCAATCCTATCAATTTGTTTTTTTATTCTAGAAATTCTTTCATGTGTTTGTTTCTGCATAATCCTACATAACTTTTCATGTGAATCTATTCGTTGTAATGCGTTTTCTTTTTTCATGATTATTTAAGGATTAAAGCTCTAATATTTTTTCTACCTTGATAGATCTCGGTCTCAGCTTTACCCTTATAGCATTTATAAGATACAGATTCACTGTACTGTCTCTCCGCTTCGCGCTTCCCGCGAAGGCACATCGCCATCGAGTCCTGGATAAGGTGCTCCTTAATTTCTCCATTGTAAAACATAAGTAAGGCAAAAACAGTTTCTATCATTGATGGCCTCCATTTCCATTAGTATATTTCATCTCTCTAGATGCATCTTTTAATTTTTCAATATCAGCCAAAACTTTATCCATTTGTTTTGTTAAAAATTGTATGTTAACTTTGTTCAACGCCATAGATTCTATGTGTGCATTTAACTTATCCGTGGTCTTATAAAGATCCTCGATCATCATAAATTGCTCTGAGTCTGCTGGCAAACTGCCCAGCTGGCCCCGGGGCCACTTGATCCGGAATTCTGTATTCTCGGTTAAATCTTTTTCCATCAGCTCTAATGTTGTAGAAATTTTGTTTTGAGTCTCAATGATCCCAAAATATGCCCAGGTTCCAATTGCGACCATCGCGATCAACGAGGCTACCGTCTTCATCGGCATTTGCACGGCTGCTTCTTCAGAAATTTTGAGAGGTTTACCCATTAGTTATAACTATATCCTGTGTTTCCTTGTTCTAATTTTTTAAATAATTGTTCATGTTGTTCCATAATTTCTTCATCTGAATCCATCATCTGATCCATTTTATCTTGTAATTTTTCTACGTGTCTTTCTAGTTTGTGTACTTTATCTTCATGTACTGCCTGAATAGTTGAGAGTTCAAAGGTTCTAGATAGACTCCACCCGGCTAGGGCTAACAATATTCCCACCAACATTGTCATTAATTTTTCAATCATTGTTTCTCCCATTTCCAGCTCTGCGTGACCGACTGCTTTTGCTGCAGCTTATCATTTTTAGAATCTGTTTCTGTAGTACCATACTCTATTTTTGTCTCATGGGGAACCATATTGTAGCTACATCCAACTAAAAGAATAAGAACCAATGCTAGGCCAATTATCAAAGCCTGTACCCCTTTTTCAGTTGTTCGAATTCTTTTTCTTGCCTCTCTTTTTCTTTTTAGCAATTTTAAAGTCTTGAAGTTCATTTTCAATCCTCGATACTTTTTCTTTGATGAGAACCATGTCCTGTGAGAGTGAGAATGTACGACTGAGAGTCCACCCGCCGAGTGCAAGAAGACATGCGAGTAATGCTGTGATGATTTTGTCATTTATCATTGGCAGCTTTCGCATTCTCCCGTGTCGTCAATAACTAATCCTCCGTTATTTTCATAAGTAAAATCTTCTTCTCTATTTCCACAGTCACAGTTAGTACACTCACCGCTCTCGGCGTTTGTACAGTGACACATCTTATTACATTTTTTACAAAATTTTTCAGGCATATGCAATCATCTTGCACGCTGGACAAGATTTTTTAAATCTTGAATGCGCTGGGCAGTGATCCAATTTTACAATAACTTCTTCTTTTTTACTGAAGAGTTTTTTACATAAAGATTTAATCAATTTTATCATTTTTATTTTCCTTAATATCATAGAAGAATTTATCGGTATCTTCTGTTACCCATTTACGTGTATCTTCCACATTCCATTCAGACGTCTGCACTTTCCAATCAGGAACTTCGTTCTTAACTGTAAATGAAGGTATATCCCAAAGTATACGATTGTTTGGCTGTGCCGCATAATTACCATTTTCCAAGGCCATTATGTGTGCGCACTTATGTTCGTGCGAAATTTCAGAATGATCTGTATCTACTATATTACTCTCTGGGTGCGCCCAGTCAACTGTAAAAAGGTACGCCCCAGGATGTAATTTCTTATCTTTTCCAAAATATTTTCCTGATTGTCCGTCTAAAATATCGTAAGAAGTAACAGCAGGATAATAACTAAAACAATTCCAAAGCTCCAACTCATCCAGTCGCATCTTTGGCACTTCTTCGGGTTTGTAACCTCGTTGAATAAAGGCTGAAATGGGGAGACGATAAAAAACAGCACCGTTCTCCATAATAGCATGAAAGAGTATAGGCCGTCCTGTAATTGATGCCAGGCCAAATATAATGCAGTCTTCAACTTCTCCATGATGATCCTTAAGATCGTAAAGATATTCTCTCCTGATCTGTGCATAAGTCACAGGAATATTTGCATTCAGATAAGCCATAGGTCATATGGATTCTAGTTTACTAAAAAATATATAGCAACAATAACTACCACTACTGCGATAGATACTTTTGGATGCGCTTGTGCCAATGTCCAAAGTTCTTTTACTTTTTTCATAATTATCTCCTTAATGTATGTCACCCCAGTTTTTACCGGATTCATAGTCTACCTTGTTAGGTATCTCCAAGTCAACTGCAGATTCCATAATTTCAGTTATTTGTTTTGCTTGTTTATCACTTTCTACAGAAATATCCAGTTCATCATGTATCTGTATATGAGGAACAATTCCTTCTTTATATAGCTCTAACATAGATTTTTTAGTCATGTCTGCAGCGGATCCTTGAATTAATTTATTTAAAGCTTTGTATGTATAAGCTCTTCTAATACCTGGCCCGTGTTCTTGGACTGCTTGATCAAAAGGTAATGCTTTATGCATACCAAAACTATTTGGTTCCCACAGATGAAATCTACATAGTCTTCCACCTAAAGTTCTAATCTGTCCTCTGTGTTGTGCTCTGTTAGATACCGACTTCATTAAAGTTTTAACAAAAGGGACTCTACTATGATAAATAGCAAAGAGTTCCTCTGCTTTTTCTTTACTGACTCCAAGCTCGGCCTGAAGTTTTGCTTTACCCATTCCATAAAATAATCCTAAATTGATTGTTTTAGCCTGAGTTCTTGGAATTTGTGCCATCTTTGCCACAATAGTATGAAAGTCTGCATCACCTTCCTTATAGGCATTTTGTACATTAAAGACGCTTGCGTCTTGATCTAGGGATGCATAATGAACTACAAGTCTTGGTTCTTGTTGATTGTAGTCAAAACATCCCCACTCGCAATCTGATTCTGGAAGAAAGAGGGATCGAATCAAAGGACCTAAGTCTTTATTACGAGCGGGAATTTGTTGTAAATTCGGGTTAGAGTAACTAAACCTTCCGGTTACAGTTCCCCCACTATCCGATCTAATCTGGTTAATATCGGCATGTATTCTACCTTTATTTTCATATTTAATAATAGTATCAATAAAAGTTGTATGTGCCTTATTGATTTCTCTAGCTTTTGCTATACATTTAACTAATGGATGTTCATGAGCTGAGAGGAAGTTTTTTGTAAATGATGGAGAGTTTGTTTTATCGGTTCGCTCATAGGGTAGGGAAAGTTTTTGAAAAACTTTCTCAATACTCCTTGCCGCCCATATTTGAACGTCTACTTGTGTTTCTTTTTTTATTTTTTGTAGGAGTTCTTTTTCTTCTGCAGCTAACTTGTCTTTTAATTGGTGAGCTGCTTCAACATCTACTC